CGCATGATCTTCTTACCAGCTTTGGACATCCATTTCGTCTTGCCCCCACGGATCTTCTCGAAGTTCGTTACGAACAACGGCGTTATTCCGTGTGCCTTAAACTCACGCTCCCATGATGGGATAACCGCTTTCGGGCAAAGTACAGCGACAGGCTTCCCCAAATCTCTGGCCAAATGGACTGCGACCACTGTCTTACCCGTACCGACACTAGAACTATCAAGAGTATTAACTCCGTTCTTGTGACAGCAAATAAAGAACTCTTTCGCATCGCTTTGTTTTGGGAACAGTGTTTTCATTCGAGGAGTCACTTACTCGATGGTTCGGAGTAAGTCCAGAAAAAAATTGAAAAATCTTTCTAGTCCTCTGAAATAGCGTCTTCTGGATCGGCCCACGACATGAAGGCAGGGGTGTTCTCTCCAACCCATGCGCCCTCCACGTTGTAGTAAAAGTATTCGATGGCGTCCTCTTCCGTCATTTCGCGTCGCAAGATCTCAAGGCATTTCTCAAAACTGTAAACGGCAAAGGGCTTGCCGAACTGGCGGGCGATTCCCATGAACGCTTCTTCAAAGCCGTCAGCAAGGATGACTTCTTCTTCGTCGTCAAGGCACTGTTCAAGTGTAGATGCAATGTCCATAAGATTACTTTCTTTTGGTATAACGTTGTCTAGTGTAATGCGCTATGAGGAAAGCGTCAACTATGCCGTCATGAGGCACAGTGCAACGGTTGTTCTTGCGCCAGTCCTCATCTGGAGCAAGTTCTTGCGCCTTCTTTAGCGCGAAGACTTTTGTCTGCGATTTGGGCACTTTACCCAACAAAGACTTCTGCCAGTCCAATACTTGAATAGGCTTTACTTCGAGTTCATGTGACTCGCACATGCCCATAATCTTGCCAAACGAAATGCCCATCGAGCGCATCGCTTGCGATGACTTTGCATGCTTCAGTGGTTCCTCGATCGCGATCAAGGGTACAGTGTGCAAGTCAGTGATCCAGTTGTAGATTGTTCTGGTATCGACTTCGCGCTTTCCGGCACGTTCAAAGGTTGGCATTGCAAACTTGTCGATGACAGATCCATCGTGCGCCGATATAGCACACAGCCCGCCGTCGAGTCCGTTGTCGATGCCGATAATCATTTCATTTCATCTTCAGTTTCTGATTTATATTTTTTAGCTACTCTAAGAGCGGCCTCTTGAAGTTTTTTATTGATATCTACTTTTCGTTTGGCGTGGATCACAGTAGAATGGTCCCGATTAAACAGGATTGCTATTTCTGCCAAAGTACAATCCATCAGAATCTTCATAAGTGACATCGCCACATGACGTGCATTCGAAACTCTAGCTGATCTATCTCGACTAAATAGAGTTTCAGGCTCGCAAGAAAACTCATGCGAGACTAAAGCTAAAATCAAACTTTGATTTTCTTTGTTGAAACGTCTATCCATTAGCGATTTAAATTATCAATGATGTCTGCTCGAACTAAAACACCGTCTCCGTTTTCAGGCACATGAATAGTACTACCTTTAGAAAGTGTTTGTAGAAAGAATATTTCTTTTGCCGTGCATGGAAATGTTCTGTAGAACAGTCCAGCTAGTTGTTTCACGTCAAACGTGAAATCATTTCTTGGAAGATTTTTCTTTACTAAAGAAGTCGGATTAAACTCAGGGATTACGTTCTTAAACATATTAGGATTCTACATCGATTATGGTTGGTTTCATTTTATTGACAGTGCCATTTCCACGATCTGCTTTTGAATTATTCAGAATGGAAATGTCAATGTGCATTTTACTTTGACCTCCTCCGCTCTTCGAGTTAAGTCCCAAATTGCGGCGTATTAACTGGTCTAGTTCTGAAAGCTCACGTACTGTACGTGGGCCTTTGAGATTTTTCATAGAGTCGCGCAATAGCTTAATTCCAGCGGCGGCAATGTAATGCTGATATTTGTCAGCTGGAGTTGACTGCGCTTCCGCGATGTCCATCATCGCGGAGTCTTCCGCAATACGGGCATCGTGTTTGGCAAGTCGGATCGCGTCTTCTGTGTAGTCATCAAGATTATCGTTAAGATCTACTGCGAGCTGGTCAGTGTAAACATCAGCAACAGGCTTTTGTTTGGGTCTTGCAAAGCCATTCTTTTTAGCGGGGATGCCAGCCTTCTTGAACCAGCGGCGGATTGTGCCAGCGTGGACATTGAGTTCTTTGGCAATAGTCTTGATCTTGTAGTCTTTAGCGTACATCTCTAATGCCCTTTCAAGCACCAGATTTTCTGTCTCTGAATCGTCGTTCATTGGTTGTTGACGAGTTGTTTATAACACGTAAGATGCTCGCGCAAGTAAAAAATGAGTACTACAGCAGAAAAAAATAAAAAATTGTTGGAGCCACGAATCGATCCGACAACAAAGAAGATGGATGTCGGCGGTCTTTTGATCCCACCCACTAACTTAATTACAGCACTTTTGTATGGGTTTGCGAACCACACAAGCCCGAAAGCGAAGGAATTTTATTTCTGGAGATGTTGTGACGAACTCTGGAATAATCCCGAAATGCCTGAACCTCTGATGATTCGGCATCCGTGGGCGGAAGAAATGATCCGCGCAGCGATACGCAATAAATATCTGGCAATCGGCGGTTCCGCTAGTTCCGGTAAGTCCCACACGATGGCAGCGTGGGGCATCATCAACTGGTTGTCGGAGCCACAGGACACGCTGGTCATGATGACCAGTACGACACTACGAGAAGCCAGACGCCGTATTTGGGGTTCTGTCATCTCGCTACTGACTGTGATTCAGGAAGCACCGTGCAAGATTCGGGATTCAATCGGGAGCGTAGCCTACATCAACGAGAACGGGGATCTGATCGAACGGGCGGGCCTAATGCTGATCGCTGCTGAAAAGAGCAAGACTCGCGAAGCTGTGGGCAAGTTCATCGGTATCAAGCAGAAGCGGGTCATCGTGATTGCGGATGAGCTTTCCGAATTGTCGGAGGCTATTCTCCATGCAGGTCTGACAAACTTGTCGAAAAACCCGTTCCTCCAGATGATCGGGATGTCCAACCCCAACAGTCGTTTCGACGCGTTTGGCGTATGGGCGGAGCCGAAAAATGGTTGGGAGTCTGTAGATACTAATACAGCAGATAGTTGGAACACGAAATGGAATGGCCACTATTTGAGGCTAGACGGCGAACGCTCGCCCAACATTCTAGCTGGCGAGACCCTCTATCCATGGCTTCCTACTGAGGAAAAGCTGGCGGAAGACAGAGCCCTTTTAGGACAGGAGTCCAGAGGCTACATGCGGATGGTACGGGCTGTGTTCTTTGACAGCGACGAAACACAGGGAATCTACAGCGAGTCGGAGATCGCGTCCAGCAAGTCGATGAGCAAAGTCGAGTGGGCTGCGAAGCCACTATTAGTGGCGGGACTAGATCCGGCGTTCACAAACGGCGGAGACAGGACGATCCTCTACACAGCCAAAGTCGGATATAATAAGGGGGGTCACTACGTACTGGAATTCGACGAGGCGATCCACTTGAACGATGACGCCACTAATAAGGCGGTTCCACGTACGTACCAGATCGTGCGCCAGATCAAGGACCACTGCGTCCGCAAGGGCATCCTGCCAGAGAATGTGGCGGTCGATGCCACTGGTGCTGGCGCACCGTTCTGTGACGTTCTGGCTGGCGAGTGGTCGCCGTCGATCTTCCGTGTGAGTTTCGGCGGCAAGCCCTCCGACAAGCGGGTCAGTGCAAACAGTAGGCTGACGGGCGAAGAACTCTACGTGAACCGTGTATCCGAACTCTGGTTCGTGGGCAAGGAACTGATGCGAACTAAACAGGTGTTTGGAATCTCTGCCGATCTGGCACAGGAGATCTGCGCCCGAAACTACGATCTGGTCAAAGGCGGTTCCCTCAAAGTGAAGATCGAATCGAAGCCAGAGTTCAAATCCCGTTTCGGGAGGTCGCCTGACTTAGCGGACGCAGCCTTTCTCGCGCTGGACTGTGCCCGTCAGCGATTAGGTCTAGTGGCAGTCGAGCCACCGAACGATGATGCGGGTACAGGATTCAGGAGACAGGTTACGATTTCAGGGCTCAGGCAAGCTTTGGCGGTGGACTCAATCGACTAAATCCAAACGACCGTTTAAATTTTCAATTTAGCCAAAGTAAAAAGTCTTTTGAAATGATGGAATTCATTAAGTGGGGCTTAATGAATTACAGTAATAGAAAACACTTTTATATATAGGGGGTGAGAAAATCATTGACGCTTAAGGAAATTCGTAGCGTTGACAATTTTTTTCCTTCTGTTAAAATCTGTCTGTGGCAAACAAACGTTTCAAACGATTACCGTCCGGTCAAATCCAGTATATGGGAGAGAAGTACGCTGGATTCAATAAGCCGAAGAAAGCACCTGCTGGCTCGCCAAAGAAGTTCGTGGTTTTGGGTAAGGAAGGTGATAAAGTCAAAAAGGTTTCGTTTGGCGCGAGAGGCTACGAAGATTTCACCCAACACAAAGACCCCAAAAGGCGGGCCAATTTCCGTTCGCGCCACAATTGCCAGACAGCAAACGACAAAACGACCGCCCGCCATTGGGCTTGTAAATACCTGTGGTGATATCGTGTTGACATTATGTTCTACACAAATTAATATCCCCCCATGGCTCTCCCATCTGCGTATACCCCACCTAAAAATTCTGAGGAACTCGACAAAAGAAAAGAGTTAGCCTCCGTATTAAAACAGTTTGCACGTGGGGAAGTCAAGGTAAACCCTGAAGATATGGTAAAATCAGGGGCCACTATGGGGGTCTCGCGTAATCAGTTGAGCAATCTCTACCAACAATATCGCAAAGATTTTCAAAATAACCCCCCTCAGGATTTGATGGGTGACACTCCCCCCACTGGCACACCCACTGGCACACCCACTGGCACACCCACTGGCACACCCACTGGCACACCCACTGGCACACCCACTCAACCGTCTCTGTTTTCTGGAGAGTACCAAAAAGAGGGTCCAGTTAAGGGTCCATTCATAACTTCAACTACTCCAGCAGCTACACCCACTCAAGCCCCACCTGCTGGAACTCAAGATCGTGGTCCAGAAACAAAAGGTCTGGATCGCCTCGCAGCGATGCAGGGAACTACTATGGGTTCGGCTTCGTCGTTGGGTCAACGTAGATCTCTTGAGTCTGAAGGTGGCAGAGCTATGAGAATGGCTCGTAAACTTGAACGACAAGGATTTAGTAAAGCGGCTGAACAAATGGCACTTGCCGGAGCGCAAGCAAAGCTCAGTGAACCAGCCCTTAAAACTCAAGCCTACCGTGAAAAAGCCGCACAGATGGGTGCACTAGCACAAGCACAGACCGAAGCAGCTGAGGAAGAAAAACGTCAAACTCTTGCCTTTTTAAAGCGAGCACGTGAACAAGGTTCTCGAGAATTGGATAATGGTGGTCTAACTCCTGCAACTGCAACCCTATTCGGCAGTCTCTATAAAAAATAATATGGCTGATTTCTCATATAATTCTGATATCTCCCCTTTGAAAGGGTCTTATTTTTCTGACGTGTCAAGATCGACAAACTTGTCTGATAGGGAGAAATCTTTCCTTACTGAAAAATATGGGGCAGCAATAAATGCCTCGCTAGACTCACAGATTAAATCTATTAGTGGTGTAATAAAGTTTCAGCAAGAACAGCGACAAGCTGATCTTGAATTCAAACGGGCACAACTTGCTTTAGACGAGACCCGTAGGAAAATTCAGAACGAGATGGAAATGGAGCAGGTTCTACCTAAGATTGAACCTTTACTTACGGGCCTTATGAACAATAAGGAAATCGATTCAGCTACTGCGATTGCTGAAGGGGAAAAACTTAGGCTTCAATTCTCACCTTACACATTAAAAAATCCCGCACTAAATAGTGTGTTCGATAATTTTGTTAAGGGAGTAAATACAAGGAATGCTAATTCTACTATTATTACTAATCTTGCTGCAAAGGCAGCTGAAGATGGTGATGTTAAAGCAGCCGAAGACATCTTGAGAAGTAAAGACCCTAATTCGGCTATTACTCGACTGGCTCAATCACAAGCTGAAATCAACAAACAAGCGGGTAGTTTGAAACAACAAGAGGAAGCTGGCAAAACATTTAGAGCGCAGAACAAAGCTCAATTGTCCGTGCTCAATTCACAGCTCGACACGATCCTCAAAATGAAACCTGAATCCCTAACCACGCCCACTCAAAGTGATGGAGCGTTCGGTTCTTCGGCAGCAGAAAATAAAGGACCATCATTTACTAAACAGCAGAAGGATACTTTAGAAATCATTCTCAAAAAAATGAACCCCTCTATGAGGAATAAAGACTTTAGCGGAGTTTCCCCCGAAGATATGTATAACGATACATTGGAGGGAACTTACTTAAAGATCGATGAACTTACTGGAGGAACTCCACAATCTACCATCTTCAAAAAATCAGAATAACATTCTACACCCCCACATAATAGAAAGAGTACTGCTATGACAGAACTAGACAAATTGCCTCCGTTGGAGACAGAAAACACAACTCCAGCTGAACCCGAATTCAAAGCCTTTTCAGATTGGAAAACAGATAATTCATCAGGAGACCCGATTAAAGATCGAGTAGAGTGGGGCAACTATGTTAGGGAGAAGTATATCGATGCTGGTTCTTATGATGATCAAGTTGAACTTGAAATCCGTCAGACAACTAAAGACCGTCTCGTAGCGGGTGGTCTGATTCAGGAGGGGGATACAGAAACTGTGGATAGGTTGTACGCCGCTCCAGAAGTGGATCTTGACACTAAACTGAAAAAGATCCAGTCAACGTTTGATTATGATACTCCTGAATGGGAAGCGGCGACTAAGTACCTTTCTTTTAAAGAAGTAAATCCAGAAGGCTCTGAAGTTGACGAATCAATTAAACAGCGTGGGGAACAATATCGCGTTCAAGCAGAATCAATTGCTGATCGTTATTACAATGACGCGAAACGCAGGATGGTATTGAACGGAGAAATCCCCATCGCAAAGATCATTAACGAAAAGGGAGAACAAGATTATATTATCGGAAGCACTTTCGATAAAAACAATTTGGGTGAGTCTATTAGAAACAGTAAAGTTGGTGATGTCTCTTTTGCAGATGCCCCTAATATTGTTTCTAAATCTAGAATCCCTAAAGGATATAACGAAGAAGCCTATAAAGTTGAACG